CCCAAACTGAATTTCAACCCACAGGCCTTAGTGACTTCCTTCCATTTACTGTAAAGAGTACCATCATAGCACCAAAAGAGGATATCATCCCCGTTTACGCACATAGGCAACTCTGAAAGTAATAAATACTCATTCTTACCGAGCATCCCGTTTTCACGGAAGAACTCTTCGAATGCGACTTTAGTCGCTGCCAGATTGATTAGGCAGAGTATAGGAAAAGAAGTTGGTGAGCCCATAAGTTGTCCCCATTGTTGTTTAAAGTAGGAACCCTTAGCTTCGTATTTTAGTTCGTGTTCTGTGAGACATCGCTTTAAGACAAGTTGATCTTCGAGTGGAATTCTTAGACGTTGGCATATTGCTTCGTTTGCAAATACGCTTAAGTGCGGATGTAACAAATCAGTCGCTGACTCATAATCCCCAGAAACAAAGAACCCATCCTCATTATGTTTGAAGAAGGGTGAGTTTCCGAAGATCTGACTTAAATAAGCCGAATCACACGGTTGTCCGATAAGTTTACAGTTTAATTGTTTCCGCATGCGCGAATGAATGACCGACTGCCATCTCCTTGCGAGATGGTACTGATCTGCATCTCCCTTTGTTATGGTCCTGACTTTAAATGCTTCCAAGAGTGGAACCACTTGAGCCTTGACACTGTCCAAACTGAGTGAATGAAGGCGAGAACTCTTCTCAGCCTCGACGTAAAGGTCGGGGTCGTGCGGAGTCCTCACTGAACAAACCTTGTATTTGTATGAACAGTAGGAGTGTAGATAACCCTCATCGGGTTCCGGTAGTGTATAGTTCTCTCCATGTTTAGTTAAGAGATCCCCCACGGCACCTCCCTTCGCACGGGAACATCGAACAGATGCTCCCATGGATGGTAGGCGTGATGGAGGTCGTCGTTCCTCGGGGACTTTGTATTGTTTCACGTTTGTCTTTCCCGTGCGTTTGTTTATTTTTATGATAGTATGATCATCCTGTACAGGAAGTGGACCGAATATTTCGTCGGCACACAGTTCGATAGCTTTAGTTATTAGCTTCTCAAACTTCTCATCCAATGGGTCATCGAGGTGGGGTTCACACAAGATTTTCTTATGCTTGTCCAGATTCTCCTCGATGAAACTATCATCAACCGCAAGGGAGGCACTCTTCGTAGTATAAATGTCTTTAGTAATCATCATCATAAGTTTCTGTATACCCGCCGATTTCTTCGGCTTGTACCTTGTCTTACATAGATTAACCCAAGACTTCCCAGCATTCATGTACTTGTATTTAATAAGTCCAAGTTGCTTGACGAAATCCGGAACTGGTGGCAATTCCTCCTGCTTAAGTGCGGTGGCCCATAAGGTCGCCGAACACCACTTGCAGAACTTTTCCATCAGCCCGTATCTCGCGAGAGCGAAGTAGATACCCA